AGTTCTAACAAAGGTGTCAATTGATTTGACCTTATCTAATTTATTTATAATGATTAATTTCGCATCAACTATTGCATTCATAAGTTGAAACATTAAATCTAGATTTTTTTTATTATCTTTTGAAAAGAAACGCATTTCATCCTGTTGGCGTTGTAACACCGCTTCTTTTCCTTTAACGCTTGACCTTTTGTCGTATTCCTTTTTGTATTTTTCGTCAAACCATTTTATCAAATCCTTAACGTGCTTTGCAGTATTCATAATACGCTGTCCTTTGCGTACAAGTGTATTATTGAACGTTTCTATTTTAATTGCTAAAGCTGTATTATTTTCTAGTTCGTATAAAGTTGTTGGGTTAATCTTTTGAGATATTTTAGCAGCCGTTGAAGGTTGTGCAGTAAGTTCATCGGTATGAACAGATGTTAAAGTAGCAGTGCCTGATAAATCTTTGTATTCAGCATCTTGATACCACACACTTGATTTCTTTTTTAGCCCTTTAAGGTTTACGCCGAATGACGCTTTCATAGAAGCAAAGTCTTTACCTTTGTATGTTGTATGCCATACGACTCCAAGATTCGCTTGTGTGATTTCTTTTGCTAAATTCGATTTTGTTGGAACTGCGTAAACAATCGTGTTCGGTTGAAATGTAATCATTTTTTCACCGTCAATTGTTTCACTACTTAAATCGCCTTTTGTAAACATTACATCGCCCTGAATAACATCTTTGATACCAAGATCTTTAAGTTCGTTAAATGCTACTACTAACTTTTCCGCAAGATCTCCAGAAGTGTCAGCTCTTACTTCAGCTTCTGACTTATAGACTTTAGGATCTTTATTGAAGATACCCTTTTTAGCAACAAAGAATTGTCCATCACTTGGATCGATACCCGCAAATACTGCTGGTGCACCATCCCACTTTACTGTAACATCAGTAGATGAGCTGTTATTGCCAGCAAGCATATCTCTTAAAGAACGAAGAGCAAAAATCGCTTCCCTTGCACCTTTCACACCACCGTAAATTACACGGTCTTCAATGTGTGTCATGTGAGTATTCTTACCAGCTTTAGATGCTTCTGACAAGTAATCACTAAAAGATTTTACATTCTTTGGTTCTTCGATTTCTATTACTAAGTTAGTTGAACCTGCTTTGTAAATTCTATGGTATTCCATTTTAGAAATATTTAAAACATCACCTTCTTCTAATTCATACGGAATACTATTATCCATTTGGAACATCCAACCATTTCCTTCAAGCACCGTTATAACACGATCGCTTTTATCGCGATGCCAAACTAGTTCGTGCGAATCGGTGTTTGATTCAAATGTACGGGTTTTAAATCTACCGTTTACTTTATCTGTGTAAGGTTTACTCATATTACCAAAAGAAGTTTCCTCCATCTTTTAGGCCGAGTTGCGCTGCATATCGTGGAAGATTGCAGGACCAATAGCCTGGTTTTGTTTTATCCTTTTTGGCTGCGCAATTGTGACGTGCTGCAAATGATTTACGAGCAGCTGGATCGCTGATTTTTGCTTTAAGACCAGATGTATCGCCAAACTGCACTTTAATCACATTGCCTTTTTCATTTTTGACGTAGACGTAAAATTTCTTTTTACCGCCACGCTTTGGGTCGTTAAGTTCAACCTCTTTACCTTTATACTCTGCTTCAACTAATGGGTGATCTAAAGGTACTTCTACACCTTCATACATTGCAAGTTCACCAATGTCTGTTGACATGAGATAATCGTCAAACTCATTTAAGAATACAGATTCTTTTAAAGTTTTTGCTTCTCTAAAAAGTTTGTAGTAGTTTTCACTGTGAGGACGAAAGATATTTTGTGCTAATGGTATATCGTTTTCCTTATGAAATAATATTGCCTTTTCTACTATGTCCATTAAATAAATTCGCCAGTGGATTTAGGTTTTTGTCCTTTTGGAAACACTCCAAGTCGAACATTCGCAATACCAAATTGGCCGCGAGTTCCTTGATAACGTGCCACGTAGTACGCATCATACTCGCCCTTTGGTTCTTCACCATTATTAGCATAGTGAGTAGATACAATCTTATAACCCTTACCGGTCTTCTTAAGTTTCATATGACCTTGGTGAAATTCATCTACATTGTTTCGTCCACGTTTCTTACCGTAATCAATTCCCCAAACAGATTGATGAATAACTTTGCTATCTTTTACTTCGCGCCAAAATGATTCTTTTCTAGCTAAACCATTTGGTCGTAATTCGCGAACATCTTCAATAAATTTTTGTACACCCTTTGCTTGTTGTAAAACCGGATGAGTAACACCGCCGTATTGTTGAAAATCTTTTGATGTCTTACCCGCTTTATGCGATATCCATGCAACTTCATCACCATTTAAATCTTTTAGATGAAAATCGGCCTTTGGAACACCTGGTGTAGATTCCATTGCAACAACGTCTTTTAATCGACGCTTGCCAACGATAAGATCAAGCGAAGATACTTTATTTTTCGCCATAACCTTTGTCATTTCCTTTTGAAATTCTGCTAAGTGAGCATCTTCTGCTGCGGTTCCAGCACCAACACCCTTGCCGCCAAAATCAGGTGTCTTGTAAAAGTCACGAGGGTATTCTACTTTCACGCGGCCTTTATCTAGCTTACCTTCAAACGAGCTTCTAAATCCTTTTTTATCGAATGGTGTAGCTTTAGTGGCATCGGCAAAAGATTTTTTATCGATAATAACATTACCATGAGTAGTAAGAAACGGATCACCGTTTTTAATTTTATCTTTAAATACCGCTAATCGCAATCCACCGCGTTTAGTAAGATCGTTGTGTTTTAAAGCTGCGTACGCCGCAGCTTCACCCAGAAAGAATGTTTTAAATGAATTTAAATTAAGCATATGTTTCGATCATTCGTGTTAAATCGCTATCCGAAATATTTACTCCTGATTTAAGAGTACCAGCCTGCATATTTAAAGCGCGGGAAAGTTTACGTAAGTTAGCAGTTTGCTTAGACTTACCTTTTCGAAGTAAGTCAACTGTCTTTTTGCGTGTTGCTGAATCTAAATTTAAATCACCATCTAATTTAATTTTGTCAACGATACTTTCCATGAAGTCATAGATTTCACTTTCAGTTGGATCGATCTCAATCATAAATGCTCGAGTACGTAATGCGCCATCAGGATCAAGCTTATCCATCTTTAAATTCGAGATGAAAATAACCTTACCTGTAAATTCAAAGAAGCGCGGAATCTTCCCATCATCAATAAGTTCTTGTGGATCTTCGTATTCGTCGGGCTCAACAACGTTTTTGCCCATTTTATTCCATACGAGTTTCCTTACCTTTTTCGTATCAGTAGCAGCCTTAAACATATTGCGTGCTTCCTGATCCTTTAATGCATCATCAGAATCATCAAACAAGACAATATCGTTTTGATACTTAAATAGAAGTGAATAGATACCAGCAGCAGATGCTGTACCGGTGTTTTTAAAGTAACCATTACCATCTTGTAAACCGATCTCGCCTAAAACTTTTTCAACTGTGTATGTTTTACCAATACCACCTCGACCTGCAATAAAGAGCGCATTAGATGCACCAGATGCAGTCATCTTAATAAGATTTTCAAGGTCGGCAAGTTGCTTTTCGTAAGTAAGTTTTTCTCGGTTTGCTTCTAATTCGTCAAGCTGTGAGTCGTGTGAATAGGTTTCTTTAGCTGAACCACTACGAATAGTTCCTGAAGTTGCACCAATAGCAGTAAGAATATTTGACTTCTGTGAAAGAAGTTTCTTTTCATCTTTCTTACTACCTTTCCAAATGTATTGTCTTCCTACTTTTTTAATGATAGCAGGATTCTGAGCTTCCATTTCATCAAAGATTTTAATACCCACAGACTTCCAAACTTTAAATACCTTTTGTTTAGTAAATCCTGGACTTGAAATAAGTGAAACTACATTATCGTAAGCATCGTCAGGATCAACCGCTTCTGTAATACATTTAAGATCTTCAGGGGTAAAATCTTCTTTTAGCGAAATATCTGTTGGGTAAGATGTAAATGGACCACTTTTTACTTTACCGCTTTTTACCATATCAGCGACTTGAGGAAGTACTTGGACCAATGATACGTCTCTATCAAATGAGATGTGGTAAGTCGGGCCTTGTGTTGAACCATTCCACATATCAATTGAACTTAAGTTTTGTGAACTAGCTCCACCTACACTTTTCCAATTGAATCGAATAGATTCAATTTTTTTACCTGGTGCATAATAACGTAAACCGTAACCTGCTCCATTTGAGTTTTTAAATCGTTCCAATCCTAAGTTTGCAAACATTGACTTGATACCGGTCTTTTTGCGGAGGTACCTTAGGATGATGTTGCCAGCTTTTTCTAGAGAACCAGTGGCGAGTTCTTCGGTAATATAATCTTTAAATTGCATAGTTCCCATAGTCTTAGTTGATAAATAAGTGATTTATAAATCTATTTATAACAAACGACTCTTTAATAATGTGCCCATTTGCATTTTTTCCATTGACTTTGTTCGAACCATCGTATAAATAAGCCTCGCTCGCGGCCGTGCGCCTCAATTTCCCACGGGTGGTCGTAGTAGTTTACCTTTTCCCATTCTACGTTAACACCTTTCCATTTACAAAGCTTAATGGTTCGTGAAAAATCTTTGAGTTCACCACGAGCATATTGCTTTACGTGGACCATCTCATGCGCTACAGTTGATAGCATTTCTTGCAAAGGTTGCGATGAGTTAACACGTATAGTAAATTCACGAGGCCTATTACAAGATTCATCTTCCCATATACAATCTCCGGACAAGCCATCCTTTTCATCAAGCTTATTGATTAAACGTATATCGATAAAAAGTTTATGTTGTAGACGAGGCATGAGATGTAGGCCTACCCAATGAGCAATGTCACCAGCCATTTCTCTTTTCTTAGATCCAGAACCTACAACGCTAATAAACATTATATCTTAAATGCACTAAAGTCGTTATTCGCCGGAGCTGCAGGTGTAGTGATTTCGTCACTTGATAATGTTTGAGCTGATTCTTCTACATCATATAGTCGCATTTTAGATCGATCAATTCCAACAACAAACCTTTTGTCTTGTGTAGGATCATTGTAACGATTTTTAAGTTGCTTTACCATTAGTTGATTCATACCTTCAAGTTGTTCTGTAGATATAAGAGCAAGCATCAAGTCAGCCGTTGCCGGTAAACCAAATGATTCTGACGTATCTGTAAGTTCAACGTCGGTATTACCAAATCCTGTACGAGTAACTTGGGTTGCAGACCAGATGGGTACGTTATGTTCAACTGCAAGACCGCGTAATTCTTCAGCGATTGCTTTAATTAACGAATAAGTATTTATAGATCCACTAAGACCCTTCATTCGCGAACTACCACAGATGTTCAAATAGTCAACATAGATTACATCTGGTTTGAAATCTTTCTTTAGCTTAAGTTCATCTAATAGCGCCCTGAAATGTCCTACGTGCGCTGTCGCTGTAGGGTATTCTTTGACGATAAGGCGGCCTCGTGTTTTGCCTTTGAGTTTGTCGACTTTGGAATCAAATAATTCGCGAGGCAACGTCTCAAGTTGATCAATCGGCACGTCAAATAAGTTTGCGTCGATTCTTTCAGCAATCCTTTCTTCTGCCATTTCCATGGTGATATAAAGCACGTTTTGTCCCATGGAGAGATTGGCAGAAGCAAAGTGACACATCGCCAAAGACTTTCCCACACCAGTACCTGCAAGTATAATATTAAGTGTCTTATTTGAGACACCACCTTTGGTAATTGTATTAAACATAGAAAGATCAAATGGTATTTTGTCTTCCTGTAGATGATAGAAATCATATCGTTTTTCTGAGTTTTCAAAATAATCGTGGCCGACATTAGTATCAAATGTAACACTTAGCGCTTTTGATAAAATACCAGGGATAGCACCATCAGTAAGTTCCTTTTCCTTACCATCGATGATGCCAATTGATTTTATGATTGCAAGATATACTGCTCTTTGCTTACACCATTCCTCGGTCGAGTTCAGTAGCCATTCTCGTTCAACTTCTTCATGATTTTTCAGATCAAGTATGAGATTATGAATTTCATTACGATTGCTTTTATTTATATAATCAGACTTTTGAAACTCAACATCAAGTGCCGAGGAGTTAGGAAGTTTGTTATATTTTTGTAAAAAGGAAAGTATAAGTTCATAGACTGGCTTTTTTTCATCTTCAAAATACTCTGCTTTTACGTGAGGTAAAGCCTTACGGCAATATTCTTCGTCGTTAATAATTGTTTTAAGTATTATCGTTTGCAGATTTGTCATGTTTGTTTGTTTTCTTGTATAAGTTTTGTTAATACATCTCCTAAGTAATTTTCAAATTCATTGTCTTCTTTAAATCCCTTTGGACATTTTTGAATTTGATAGTTGAATGACAAGTTGCATTGATCATTTGCTGGATCTTCCTTTATCTTTACCTCGCCATAGCAAAATACAACACCTTCATATTTACCTTTGAGAATTTTAATACCATACAAGTCAGACTTGATATTTTCTACAAAAGTAATATCCTCGTCTAAATTAATCATCGCCTAATATAGATTTATAGGCAACCTTATAACGTTTTTCGATATGAGATGCAAAGTCAGTGTTTTCGAAAATGTTATCCCAAAACTCTTTCTTTAGTGTATCTTTCATACGGACATTGCCAGAGAGTTCTTCACCTGTTTCAGGATTTTTTGCTTGATACCAACCATTCTTAGGTTTAATAACGTATCCTGTTTCAAGTGCAACTTCTGTAAGACCTGACCATTTTTCAATACCACCTTCCCAAGAAACTGAGATTGGAATCTTTGACTTTTCCTTTACAAATCGTGACTTTTCTACGTTAACAACAAAGTCGTATCCTACAACTTCTGTGCCAACCTTGTCTTGACGACGACCAATAATCCATACGTTGTCTGCAGAGTACATTACACCTGTACCACCTGAAACGACTGCTTTTGGAAACAAGCCTTGTTCCATGTAAGTGTGATTGATTGCTAGCAATGGTACATCCTTTAGTGTAAGCATTGGTGTGATCATGCGGAATAAGCCTTTAAGAGCTTTAGCGCGGGTCATGTCTGCAACCGACTTCATGTTTTCAGCGTCTTCAACTTCTTTCTTAGAAGCGATATTACCAACAGAGTCAATAATTACAATTACCTTTTCCTTACGTTCAATTTCATTTAACTGATGAACAAGATCAAACTTAAGTTCTTCAATATTAGTAACAGGTGTATGAAGTACACGACCAGTATCTACGTCAAATGCTTCAAAATAAGATTGAGGTGAACCAAATTCTGAATCATAAAAAAGCAATACTGCATCTTTGTGTTTCTTCAAATAAGCACTTGCCATAAGCAAAGCAAATGAGGTTTTAAAGTGTTTTGATGGACCAGCTAAAACTGTGAGACCAGAGGCCAAACCTCCATCGATTGATCCTGAAAGTGCAACGTTTACCATTGGCACTGATGTGGTGGTGAGTTCTTTTTCACCGAATAATTTAGAATCTGACAGCACATCAGTGCCTGTAGTTCTAGACGATTTTTTTAGTTTTTCTAATAACGACATATTTTTCCTTGATTTAAGATATAATTATACTATAAGTTATGTTGTTTGTACACTCTAAATAAACGATTCTAGAGTTTGTGGCGCTTCTTCATAAAGCGAGGTTTTAGTTTTATTGTCAAAAACTGCGAAATCAGCTTCGCAGCTATCTAAGTTTCCGTCAAGCCATTCTTTAATATTAAAGGCCATGTCTTCTGCAGTTGTGACTGGAACGTTTTGGCAAATCATGTTAAGGTTTTTTCTACCACCTTGAAGTTGAAAATCTTTTGGCATTTTCATAATAGCTAAACACTCGCGGATAGTAAGATATCTATCTTCATCTGGGTGTGTTAAACACGTTGGCATGTGACCAACAAAGGCTCCAATATAGTCCTTTGGAATTTCAGTGGTCTTTCTCATAATGTTACCGCCTGATTCAAGCTTTTTATGAATTTCTAAACACCTTTTCGACTGTTTATCAAATCCATTTGCTGACATCCATTCTGCAACTTCGTCATACTTAATTCCACGATTTTCTAAATGATCAAGCGGATTGATGGTTTTATCTATTTTCTCTTGAAACTGCTTATGTGTAATTCCACCTTCAAGCTCTTCAAGAACATACTTATAGAATGGATTATCACTTGGTTTATTTTTATTCGTAAGCTCATTCATTGGATCGTTCTCAGAAACAAAAGCATTTCGAATAGTATCCTCAATTTTTTCATGAGGGCGGTGATAAAACTGCATCTGCGGAATGCGGTCACCTTTCCAGAAAAAGTAAAATGCTCTATCGCGGGTTTGACTTAAACCATGTAATTTTGATTTTGTTTTATACAACGACATGGTATATCCATTCAATTGGGCAATAGATCTTAGCTTTTCAACAATAGGTGCACCCATTTTAGATGCAAGCCTTGGAGCATTTTCTCCCCAAAAAACTTTAGGCTTTACAGTTCCTAAAACATATTTTGCTGATTCAACCATCCAATCATTTGCTTTATTGTCGGTAGATGATGAAGGGCTCAAAGATGATAAACCTGCACATGGACACACCGCGTTGACAACGTCAACTTCTTTCAATTGTCCTGTATAATTATCAAGTAAGTGATAAGGAACTTTATTATTGTAATGTTCCAAAAGCTGAGAATCATTTGCCTGAAATGCTCCATAAGACATGATGTACTCTGGTTTTTTGCCAAAGACATTTTCCATTGCAATTGTTTCACCGCCGATGAGTGGAACTATTGATGCGTAACTATGACTCATCCCAATAGTTCCATTTGTGTATCATTGAAGTACTTATCGATACATTCAATCTGTGAATCGAGAGATTCGATTTTTTCAATTTTCTTTTGAATTACCTCACCGAAGTCTGGGTGTTCTCCAACTCCTACAGGGTTTTTCAAATAGACGTTAAGATCTGCAAGATGTTCATCGCGTTCACCGCGCAGTTTGGTTTGTATTGCCTTTATATGTGCGTTCATGTTTTGTTTTCTATATTGTTCATTATATCCGCAAACGTATAGTCTGCATCTTGGTGTAGTTTATAAAATTCGTAAGCTTGATTTCGCATTTCGTTTCTTTTTTCAGGTGACTCTCGAAGATCTAGCATTTGGTTTAGCGTCTCATCAAAATTATTTTCGTCAAACCAAATAGTTCCTGAATTTTCGCAATCAGTAAACTTTTTTCCATAGTGTCTGTGTGTACAAGCATCACCATACTTTTTATTAAAGACAGGAATCGTACCAGTGCAAACAACTTCGCAATGAGTATACTCAATTGATCGTTGAATAAAGTGTTCTTTCATACGTGAAAGTTGATAGCCAAACCCTACTTTTGACATTCTTTCAAGCATTTCTTCTTGAATGTAAGGACCAAACACTTGAACGTCTGAACCATAAGCTTCGGATAAATCATACTCATTCGGGTCTTCTGCAAGTAAATTTTCAAATTCAGATAGTTCTCTAAAACCTAAAAAGGCCGGTGAACGTTCAATGCCTTCGTACGTAGTAAGCATTTCGTTTGGCATTAAATAGCTATTATGAAATTTAAACATTTCTTGGTAACCTTTCCATGATGTAGTTCTACCAATCCACTTATGGTGTAGCTCATCTTCACAATCGTTTTTCCAATATTTTTCCTTTACCTCATCGAAATACATGCCTGGCTGAAATGCTACAATAGGTGTTCCTTCTTCTGTGCCAAATAGATCTA